CTAGCCCATCTGGCGAGCGACGGCTTTCGCCACGCCGCGTTCCAGGTCGTCCGACTTCTGCGGAGTGCCTCCGCCGAACATCCGAGACACCCGATCTTCGAACGAGAGCCCGTTCGCGTCCCGCTTTCCCGCGTTCCCGGTAAGATGCTCGAGCCCCTTGACGATTCCGTACATTCCGGCCAGCCCTGCGGTCGTCAGACCCGCGACCGCTCCTGCCGGTCCGACCATGCCGCGCATGGCCCACTTCAGATTGTTCAGAGCCGCCGCGCGACCGTACAGCCGCTGGGGGTTGATGGGAAACATTCCGGCGGCCTTGCTCGCGGTCTTGGCCGCATTCCCAGCCGCGTTCGCAGCCGCACCCGCGTTCTGAGCCACGGCCGCCCTGGTCGCTGCAGCCGCCAGCGCGTTGAGCGCCGCCACGGCTCGGCCCATGCCGCCGATCATCATGTAGAGCCCGCCGCCGACCAGCCCGACGATCGTGATCATGCCTGCCCAGCCGTTCGTGACGGCGTTCAGATGGGCCAGAAATCCGATGATCCCCGTCACCAGCGGGGCGAGCGCGGCCATCACCTCGCCGAGCAGCTTCCCGGTCGGCGCGAGAGCCCGGTTCACGGCCTCCAAGGCGTTCTGCAACTGCACGGTCGGCAGCTTGGACAGTCTCGCCGCCGCCTCCCGCGCCTCGGGCGAGTCGCTCGCCTTCAGGATCGCGTCGATGACCTTCTTCGACTCCATCCCGTAAAGGTCGCGGCTGCTCGATACGCCCAGCTCCTTGAGCAGGGCCGCCATCGGGAAGCCGTTGTTCACAAGCTGGAGCACGTCCTGGCCCATGACCCGCTCGCTCGACGCGAGCTGCGAAACCGCCACGCCCGAGCCTCTCAACTGCTCGTTGGTCATGCCGCCGAGCGCGCCGAGGGCCTCCAAAGCCTTGACCATCTGGAGCGTCTTTCCCGTCTGGCCGGTCATGGACTGCCAGATGCGGGCCACGTCCTGCAACTCGGTCGCGCCGAACGCCGACGCCGCCGCGATGCGCTGAACCTCGTCCGCGATGCGCGAACCCGCGCCAGACCCGGCCGCCGCTTCCATGCTGATGCGGAACCGCTCCATGTTCTCAAACGCCCGCAGCGAAGCTACGGCGATCGCGCCGCCCATCGTGGCGGCCGCCGCGCCCATCGCCTTCTGCGTCGAGTTGATCTTGGAAGCCGTGTTGTCGGCGGCCTGGCCGACCGACTGCAAAGCGCGGATCACGTCCTGCGCGCCGTTGACGCGCAAGCCGACTTGGAGAACCTGACTCAGCGCCATGCTACGAATCTCTCAACCATTGGATGACGGCGGCGCGCTCGATCTCGGAGTCCGTCCAGCCCTCGCGCCGCAGAACGCTCGCGAGCTTCCCGGTGGCGGCCAACGCCCCAGACTCGATCAGGAGTCCTGGGAGGTCGGCTCCGGCGAGTTTCCCGAGGCGATCTCCGCCTGGACGTCCACCGCTTCGCCGTTCGCGCCGATGCACTTGGCCGCCGCTTCGGCCAAAGCCCAGAACAAGGGCCCGTCCTTGGCCGCGAGTTCGGCGATCACGTCGATGGGGTAGTTCTTGCCCTCTTCGTCCACCAGCGTCCGCTGGATGAGGCGAATGGTGGGCACGATCTCTTCGGGGCACTTCCACGTCTCGTTCACGCGGCTAGACACCACGCGCGACAGATGCCCCGCCTCTTCGCGGCGCGCGGGGCCGTCGTGGGCGTAGACGTAGGCGAAGAGCCCGGCGTCCGCCGAGGAGCGCACGGTGAACGTCGCGCCCTCGTGCTCGACGGTCTCGGTCCGCACCGAGAACCGCTTGTGCTTGAGATGGTCGCGAAGGTTCGACATTAGGAGAACGTGGGAGCCGTGCCGTAGGTCTTGAACGTCGCGCGCAGCGTCGAAGGACCCGCGTAGTTCTGCTCGAGGCCCGTGATGACGAACACGCCCGAGAAGTTCCGCCCGGTCCCCGCTCCGCTCACCGCGATGGTGAACAGGTCGTTGCCCTGGAACAGCCCGAGCGACGTCGCGTCCTCGAGCTTGGTCTCGATGGTCACTTCGAAACCCTGCTTGACGATCCGGTGCTGCTCCACCAGGTCTTGGGCCGTCGAATGGTCTTCGGTCCGGACCTCGACGCTGAGCGTGACCTGATCCACCTTCAGCGTGTCCGAGCTTCCTGCCGTGTACGAGCCGTCGTCGGCTCCGCCGCCCGTGATCGTGACGGTGCAGTCTTTGAGAAGAGAGACAGTTGCCATTTTGCGTTACGTCGGCCTCCTGACCGAAATCAAATAGCGCCCTCCGGCGCGCCGATACTGTTTCCCGCCCTGAGCGATCTCGGGCAGGGTGAAATCCGATTGACGGTCGCAGGACACCCTGAAGCCGTCCACGATGCCCGCGCCGTCCTTCAGCACACGGTCCACCGCTCCGGCGAGCGTCCACGGGTAGGCCGCGCCCTCGGCCGCGCACTCGACCAGGTACTCGAGGTCGGCCATCAGGCGCACCCCCTGCGTCGTGTGGTCGAACCCGTCGATCAGCGAGAACACGACGAACGGATAAGTCGCGTTGTGGGGAGCCATCCCCGTGTAGATCCGCGACCCGACCAGCGCGGCGACCGCAGCGTCGGCGGCCAACTCGCCGTAGAGCCACTTCTCGGCGATCGCGGCTTCGAGAACGCTGTCGTAGGCTGGCAGCGACTCGGCGAACACCACCGAATCGTCGACGATGATGGCTGGCATGGCGTCAGGCCCTCAGGCAGTTGAAGACGTATTCCGCGACCGCCTGCTGGAACGTGTCGCTGTAGTGAGTCGCGTCGGCGGCGTCCCAGTCGAGGTCGGTCACCGTCGAGGTGTACGCCGCCTCGTCCACGACCTTGAACAGATCGAGAACCGCGACGTGGCTGCGGGCGTCCGCCAGCTCGTAGATCGCCGTCACGAACGAGGGCCAGTTGGCCAGCGCGTTCGAGTTGTTGCGGCAAGGCGGGATGACGAGCAGCACGCTCGGCTTGCTGGTCAGGGCCAAAGCGCGGTCGATCAGCGTGCCGTAGCGCGTCTTGAACGTCGCCACGTCCACGGTCGGGCTCGCGTCCGTGCCGATGTCGTTCGTCATGAAGTCCATCACGAACAGCCGCGCGTTCGTCGCGCCCGTGTTCAGCGCCCCCGTGCCCCAGGCGTCCACGTTGGAAATCAGTTTGTCGGTGGTGGACATGAACGAGTTCAGGTCCGCGCCCCACGACCCCAGCGAATGGACCCGGCAGCCGCAGTCCCAGTCGCCGTTGTAGCCGATCAGGCCGTCCCAATAGGCGATGGTTCCGGTGTTGTACGACAGCTGCACGGTGTGCTGGCTGGAAGCGGTAAGCGGAGAGCCGGGAATGCGCCCCCAGTGCTTTCCGAAGATCGTCGAGCCGCCGTTCGTGTTGACCGTGCCGGTGATGCCCGCCGACGCAGTGGTCACGTAGGCCAGCGGGGACTGGTCCACGGTGATGTCGTAGACCACGTTCCCGGCGATCGCGCCCTGAGCGGCCACCAGTTCCACGTAGTCGATACCGCCCAAAGCCCCTGCGGGGTCGAAATCCAGATACATCCTGTGGTTGGGCGTCCCAGCGGCCCCCGAGGCCGTCAGCCACCGTGTCGAGGCCCCGTTGTTGCCCGTGCCGCCACGAGTGAACTTGCTCTCGGCCGTCGCCAGAATGCCGTTCGCGGGAACCGCCGACCAGTTGGCCGACGTGGTGCCCGCGACCAAAGGAGCGAATCCGTAGCCGCCCGTCACGCCGCTCGGGTTGAGCCACGCGCGCAGCATGAGCTTCAGCAGGTGCGGCCATGCGTCGGTGCGGTAGTTCGTGCAGACGCCGCCCTCCGCGATCGAATCGCCGAGGATCACGACGTCGATACCGCCCGAACCCGTTCCCGCCGAGTTCTTCCGCGCCATGCCGAGCGACCGACGCCACCGCTGAAGCCCCGCTTGGATGTTGTACGCGCCGTAGATCGGCTCGACGATGCGGGACAGGGACGAATCGAGTTTGCCCCGAGTCACGTTGGCGTCGGCCAGTTTGGCCGTCGTCACAGCGGACGATGCCAGCGCGGTCGTTCCCACCGCCCCGGCGGCCAACTTGGGCGAGGTGACCGCGCCGTCGTCGATCTTGGCCGAGACAACCTGGTCGTCCACCAACCCGACCGCCTCGCTCTCCAGCGTCGTCGTGCCCAGCGAGTCGCTCTCGATCTGGACGTCGTACAGCCCATCTGCGGCCCAGAACTCGGCCACGCCGGACGCCGGCACCGTGAATGGATTGGACTTCGGCGTCACGCCGTCGTCCGAGTAGATCGTCGATTCGTCCGAGGTCCCGGCATCGAACACCGTGACCGTGACATCGGTCAGCAGGGCCACATTGCCGCCCGCTCCGAGCTCGCGCAAAATCTGTCGTCGCCACTTGGTCATGGTCTGCCTACCTGCATCATCGCCCGCCTCACGCGGGCGCGGAATCTTGGAGCCACGGAGCGCAACGCGCGCCCCATGAAGTGCCGAGCCGGACGCCCTCGCGCGCCGTACTCGACGAAAACCGCGTAACTCACGCCCGCCGCGACGAACGCCTCCATAGGGCTCTTCGGCTGCGGAGCCCTATGGGCCGAACGACCCGGCCTCAAACCTCGCGACACGCCGACGGCCGTGGAATAGCCGCTGGACCGGAACGTGCGGGTGTAGATGCTGGCCCGCAAAGCCCCCGTGTCCACGGGCGCGCCGACCTTGGCCCGCGCCTCGACCTCGAACGCGCTCTCGGCCACGATCTTGGCCAGCTCTCCCGCGAGCCGAGCGCCGCCGCGCCTCAAAGCCCGCGTGTCAGCCGACGCCGTGATGCTGATCATCGGGGAACACCTCGACGCCGATGAAGTCGATGCCCATGCATTGGCTCAGATCCCTGCCGGTCGCGCCTTTGACTTCTTCGATCAGCTTTTCGTACCACTCTCGCGGCACGGCCACGAAACTCGGCAGCCGACCGAACGGGTCCGCCTCCTGGCGGTCCTCGATCATCTGTCGGATCAGCAAGCTGCTCATTGCACGCGCACCACGAACACGCCGCGCATCGGCTCCAGAGTCGTCGGAGCGTCCACGGCCAGCACTTCGTAGGTTACCGAACCGTCCGAGACGCGATCCGTCGGCTGAACCGTCGTGCCGCTCGGCAGATGCAAGACGTACACCTGCTCGCTGGTCAGCTTCGCCGCGACATCGGCCTCTCGGCCCTTCGCCGGCATCTCCAGGTGACCAGAAACGCCGCTCTCGCGCAGCGTGTAGGTCTGCGTCTGGCCGCCGTAGCCGTCGCTGGCGAGGCTCAACGCGTAGATCGAGAACGAGCCGGTCAGTTTCGCTTCCAGCGAATCCCGCATCCGCGCCAGCGTCGTCGTCTGGTTCATTCCACCACCGGGTCGTCGTCCGCCGACCGCCACTCGGGCCGGTAGGACTCAAACTTGTCGTCGCTTGCGGCCAGCGTTCCGATCTGGAGCCCGCCGCCCGCTTGGGCGCGCATCGCCCGAGCCATCTCCAGCAGGTCCTTCGCCGCCTGCTCCCGAGTCGAGTACTGGCCCAGCGTCACCATCGCGGCCAGCTTCGACCGGTCCCGCGCCAGGATCTCCCACGCCAGGGCCGCCGCCAGTTTCGGCGTCGTCTCCTGGGTCAGAAACCAATCGATCTCCTCGTCCGTGAAGAGCGCCGATGCCTCCACCGTGTCCGGAATCAGGAGCCGGGTCTGCCCCCGGTTCGTCGTCAGATCGTAGGTGAACGCCATCGTTTGAAACCGTGGGCTCCGGGAGTCGCAGAGCGATCTCCCGGAGCAGGTCGTAGATTCCCGCCAACAGGTCGATTTCGAGCGAGATGCTCCGGTGGGGAGTGGCCGCGCGAAGATCGGCGCTGCTGGGGAAGTCTTTCATGGGTTTAGGCCGCCGTCAGGCGGAACGTGGGGTTGGTGTAGGTCGTCGAGCCGACGAGTTGGCGGCACACGCCCGCGCCGAGGTGGCGGACGGCGAAGCCGACGCGCCGCAGATACTCCGCGCCCACCAGGGGATCGCGGGGCGAGCTGATGTTCGGTCCGTCGATCATCAGACCCCGGTACTCGGGGTTCGGGTGGACGCGCTTGGCCAAAGGCTTCGTCGCCGCGTCGATCACCGCGAAGTAGCCCGAAGGCACCCACGGATGGAAGATGCAGCGCACGCCCTCGATGCGGATGTCCGCCTGGACGCCCTGGTCGAGCGCGCGGATCCGCTCGGGAGTCGCGATGATCCCGATGCTCGCCGTCGAGTCCATGACCGCAGAGACGTCGCTCTTTTGGTCGGTGTTGAACAGGGCCACGCAGGTCGATGGGTTCATGCCGTAGCCGAACTTGTTCATCGCCTCGACCGCCGCCACGATCTGGCTCTTGGCGAAGGTGGTCGTGTTCAGACCGGCGTAGTGGTTGGCCGCGCTCCCGTAGTTCGAGAAGTTCCCGTAGTTCGGCGCGTCGGTTTCTCCGTTGAAGAAGCCCGCCTGGTAGGCCGTGCCGACCGAGCCCGCCGTGCGCTTCGTGAAGATCGCCCGCATGAGTTCGCAGGTGATGCGCTCGGCGTCGCCCGCCATCGCTCCGTTCGCCGTCGCGATCACGTCGTCCACCAGCGCGTCCTGAAGCCCTAGCTTCGTGAACGGCGCCGAGAGCGAATAGCTCGACAGCGGGAACTGGAGCAGCCGGTAGGTCTGCTTCTGGGCGTCGGGATTGGCTCCGTCGCCGTGGGGCTGGAAGGTCAGCGGGGCCTGGGCCACGCGCGCGATCTCCCGAGTCTCCTCGGCGCAGAGCAAAGAGACGAGAGGGTCCTCCGACTTGTTCCAAACCGCCAAACCATCGACGATGGTCTGAAGCAGCTGGGTCTGGTCGGCGATGTACCCTTGTGCGTATCCGATCATTCCGTTAGACATGATTGTTGAACCTCGGCGGGGTCAGAGCCCGCTTAGACGAACGCCACCGTCGAGTTCCCAGACGCCTGGACGCCGATGGGAGAGGGGACGCAGTTGACCAGGAACTGGGTCGCGGAAATCGCGAACCCGACCGCCTGGATGTGGTCGGTGGCCGTGGAAGGTTTGGTGCCCGTCACCGCTCCCGCCGTGTCGCTCGTGTAGAGGCGATCGCCGGGAGTCAGAGAGAGGGTCGAGTCTTCCACCTTGGCCTGGGGTGCGAGAGTCACGCGGTCGCCGCTCGCGCCGCCCTTCACCACCACGCCGACCGCCTGGATGGGAGTCGTCGCGTCGGCGTCGGCGAGCACGGCAGCGCCGTCGGAGTTGATTCCGGCCAGTTGGCCGACCGCGAGCGTCGCAGCCGCCGTAAGGGCGAACGCGGTGTCGCGGTTGTATCCGAGGATGTTTGCCATTTGTTGTTTAGCTCCGTCAGCGTGTGCAGAGTCTCCAAACCGCCGGGGTTCGGGAGGGTTCGGGAGCGGACGGTCCAGCCGACCGCCCCGGAAGATCGTTCTTAGTAGTCGCCCAGGTTGATCCAGTGCAGGGTCAACGTTCCGTTGGCGATCAGGTTGCAAGCCGTGCCAGTCACGTCGTGATCGGCGTCGTCCACCAGGAAGTTCACGAAACAGTCCTTCGCCGTGGAAGTGCCGTCGTGGACCTTGTTCTCGGTCGCGGTGGATTGGGCGTTCGCAGTCGTCGCGCCCGCAACCGCCTGAGGCGTCGCCGTGGTCGGGATGATGTCCTGCTCGGTCGTCGCCAGGGCGTTGTTGTTCCCCGCCGTGGTCGTGCCGACTCCGACGTCGCCGTCCCAGTCGTCGTTCACGCCAGCGCTCGACTTCGTCAGATCGACGTCGAGGACCGCGCCGAGCATCAGGATCGCGCCCGCCGGAAAGTCGTACACCTTCTGCCCGACGTAGGCCACGACGCCCGCCTCGTCGGTGAGCGCGAAGTCCACGTCGGCGAACGTCAGCACCGTCTTGTGGACGATCCCGTCGCCGTACTCGGCGGCCGTCAGGCCCGTAACGCTCGCCACGGTGCCCGCTCCGGTCGCGGCCAAAGCCGCTTCGGGGCAGACGATGTTGAACGCCCACTTGGCGGACGAGATCGCGACGCCGATCGGCTGGATCAGCGACTCGGCCGCCGTGGGCTTGGTCTGGGTGATCGCTCCGGCGGTGGCCGAGAGATACACGGGCTGGCCGGGAGTCAGCGAGAGGGAGGTGTCCTCGACGACGCCCGCAAGGGCCATCGCGAGGTTCGCGCCCGACGCGCCGCCCGTGACGGCGACGCCGATGGCGCGGATGGGAGTGGCCGCGTTGTTGTCGGCCAAAACGAAGGAACCCGAACCGTTGACGCCGACCAATTCGCCGATCGCGATGGCGGCTCCGGCCTGGAACGGGACGGCGCTCTGCCGCTCGTAGCGAAGGATGTTTGCCATGGGTTTGTTTCGCTCCTAGACCCTGTTCGCCAGGGCCGGAAATTGCTTCTTGATGTCCTCGATGCGCTGCGCGTCGGTCTGCCGGACCGCGCCGCCGCCGGGATTCTCGCCACCCGATGCGGGCGCCTTGGCCGAGCCCAAATACGGCTTGGCCTTGAGAACGGCCTTCAGCCTGGCCTCGATGTCGCCCGTGTCGTCCGCCAGCCCCTCCCGGTCGATGAACCGAGTCGCGTCCGAGGGATCGGCGAACCCGAGCTTCGCGGCAGCCGCTCGGACCGAAGCGTCGAGCGCTTTCGCTTCAGCGGCCGCGACTTTCGCGCGATGCTCCTCGAGTTCGGCCTTGAGCCGCTCGGTCTCGGTCATCTCCGACTTCTGGCGCTCGGCTTCGGCGGCTTCGAACTTCCGCAGCTTGGTGCGCCACTCGGCGGCCTCTTTGCGGACCTTGTCGAGTTCGGCCTTGAGAGCGTCGCCTTCGAGCGTCGTGGTCGCGCCAGCCCCCGATTCGCCAGGGGCGTTCGGGTCGGTAGGCGGGGTCGTCGTGGTCTGAGTCGTTGCGGGATCGGGCGCCTGGCCCTGCGGATTGTCTGACATGGTTTGGTTTCGGCCCTCCTGGAGCCTTATGCGGCGTTCGCCGCGAGGTTCAAATCTTTGAGCGGCATTCGGGTCCGATAGGGACCCCACTCGTTGCGGCCCTTCCTCACGAGGTCTGCGATTCCGATCTGGCCGCTCCTGTAAAGCTCGTAGGCGCGCGGTCCGAGCGTCTCGCGCTGCCGCGATTCGGGCAGCTTCGCAAACTCCTCGGCTCCCGGCTTCAGCAGTCTCGGCCCCACGACCGGGATCGGACTGCAGCGGCAGTTCGGATGGCTCGCGAACGGCTCCGTCACCGGGTGGACCGTCCCGTGCATCGACCAGCACACCACGCAGGTCCGCGAGTCGAGCGCGCTCAACCACTGCCAGCCGTCCACCGTGTCGTCGTGCGCCCGGTAGGTCGCGATGCTCGCGGCCCTGAACGAGCGCAGGACCTCGGTCCTCGAAATCGTCAGCGCACGGGTGCGGGGCACCTGAAGCGCGTCGCCCAGATCGCGGGCGATGTCGCGCGGGTTCCGACCCGACAGCATCCCCTCCAGAATCGTTCGCTTCGCGTCGTCCGCAGTCTCCGGCGCGAGCGAAGCGAACAGCCGGCCCAAAGGCAGCTTCGAACCCAGAGACTCGTCCAGCAAGGCGACCGACTCGACAGGAGGCACGAACAGCGACGTGTCGATGCCGATCCGGGTCGCTGCGGACTTGACCAGCGACTCGGCCGACGGTTTGGCCGCAGCCACGGCGGCGAGACGCCCGCCCTCGACTGTTCGGGCCGACTGGACGCCGAACGCGAGCAGCGCGCCTTCCAGCACCTGCAAAGCCCGTTCAAGATCGCCTTTGCGTTCCAGCGCCGCCCGGCTTGGCCGTCTGCCCGCCCGTTTCTCGGCGGCGATCCACTTCAGCACCGCGTCGAACTCCCGCTTCATCAGGGCCAAAGCGCCCCGATAGGCGAGCACGATCGGCAAAGCCGTTTCCTGCTCGACCTTCACGCCCAGATCGCGATGCGCTCGGGCGTCGCGCTCCAGAGACACCTATTCGCGCTCCTGCCCGCCGGAATCGAACAACGCCGCTCTGCGGGCGGCCGTCCGCTCGTCGTCCGCGTCGCGCTCGGCGGTCATCGCCGCGATCTCTTCGGGCGAATACTCGAGCTCTTTCAGAATCTGCGACCGCGACACTCCCAGTCGGCCCTTCGCCTCGAGGGCCTCCAAAGCGGCCAGTTCGTCGCCCGGCATCGGGTCCTGCCAGACGGCGTGGATGCGGTCGGGATCGAAAGCAAAACCGTCGATGGACGAGGCCATCCACACGGCCCGCTCCAGAGCCGGGCCCCAGATCGCCCGCTTGCGGTCGGTCTTGGCCACGATCGGCCCGTAGAGGATCCTCAACGCCACGCCCGACAGCGCCGATGACCCGTCGAACTGCCCGAACGCGACCCTAGGAACCTCGGACACTTCGGCGATCGCGTCGCGCAACCGCTCCAGCTCGTCCCCGTATGCCGGGAACGAGCCCTTCCAGCCGACCATCTCGATGCGGCCGTCGGGGCTGGTGAACCAGAACGTCGTCTTGACGCCCTTCTCGGTCGTCTCCTGCTGCGGCTTGGCCGACCCGAACACCGCCAGATTCGGCGAGCCGTGGTAATCGAGGACGTTGAAGTGCGCCAGAGCCGTGTGCTCGTAGCGCTCGACCAGTTGGACGATGGGCTCGATGTCCGACCGCCCGAAGCAGGACCCCACCACGTGGTCGTTCGGGATCCAAACGAAAGGCGGCCCGCCGAGCGCGGCATCGTCGTAGGTCTCCTCGACTGTCACCGCGTCGTCGATCCGGACCGTGACCCGCCCGTTTCGGTAGTCCGCGCGGTACTCGACGTCGCCGCCCGTCGCGAGTTGCGTCTTGTAGGCGACCACCATCGCGACCAGCCGGGTGTGGTCGTGGGGGTCGAACTCCGGAAAGCAGATCGAAGGGTCGAGCCACTTCAGGGCCGCTCCCTGCTCGCCGCTTTCGATCTTCAGGCAAGCGTCGCCGTAGATCGACGCCTGGTAGGCCGACTTCAGGAACGCCGCGTCCGATCCGCTCCGTTGCCACAGGTCGCTCAGGTACTGGGCCTCGGTTTCCGAGCCGCTCTCGACCTCGAACGCCAACGGCTGGCCCGCCAGCCACGTCGCCGAAACGGTGACCACCGGTCGGAAGAAGTTGTAGCAGAGCCGCTTCGCCTGAGTCTGGAGCGACGTGTTCTCGCGCACCAGCCAGCCGTCGAACAACCGGGCGAAACGCGCGTAACGCGCGACCCGGTTCTCCTCGCGGCCCGATTGCGCGGTGCGTCCGGTCATCCAGCCAAACAGGTTCATCGCTCACCAAAAAACATCGAGTGAAAGCCTTCCACCGGCTTGACTCCGGCCAATTCGTCGAATGCGTCGGCTGCGGCGTCCACCTGGTCGTCGTGTTTCCCTGCGGGGAACGCCCGCAGCTCCTCGACGAACGCTCCGGTCCACATCCGCCGGGCGCAGAACACGTTGCCCGATTCGATCTGGGCCGCAAGAGGCGAAGCCCGGACCGTCTTGTCGCCGCGACCGGACACCCGGACCGCCCGCACGTTGTAACCGGCGAGCATCGAGACCAGCCGCCTGGCCCAGGCGACTCCGCCCGCGCCCGGATCCTCGGGCAGCCTGATCCGCACGTCGAAACCGTCCGACTCCGCAGTGCGCCGAATCTGTTGCTCGACCTCGCCCGGGGTCCATCTGCCCCGCACCACGTCCAGCACGACGAACCTCCCGTCCGGGGCGCGCCCCATCAGGACGCCCACGGTCCAGTCGCCGTCCACCGAAGCGGCCAGGTCCCACGCTCTGACGCGATCGGAACAGGCGGGCGGCCGATCCTCGATCGTCAGCGACCCCACCTTGAAGAAGGCGCCTTCGCGAGGAGTCGGGTTCTGCTGGAACAACGCCTCCCAAGCCCGCTCGCCCTGCTCGGTCCGCATGACCGAACGGATGCGGCTCAGCTCTTCGACGCCGAACCTCTCGGGCCAGAGCGCTTCGCCCGGCTCTCGGCCCAGCGGGTCGCCGGGTTCGGCCAGAGCGGGCAACCGCAACGCGTCGAACGGCTCGGACGCCAGCGCTCTTGCCGCCACGTCGTCTTCGTGCCAGCGCGTCAGCGTCAGCACGATCGCGCCGCCCGGCTCCAGACGGCTGTAAATCTCTTCTGAGTACCACTCCCAAGCCGACTCTCGGAACACCTCCGAATCGGCCTCTTCGCGGCTCTTGATCGGGTCGTCGATCAGGATCAGGTCGAACCCTTGGCCGGTCGGCGGAGAGCCGACGCCTCTGGCCATCAGCAGCCCGCCGTCGGTCGTGCTCCATTCGTCCTGCGCCGCAGAATCGCTGGCCAGTTTCAGCCCGTGCTGAACGGCCAGGTTGCGCGTCTTGCGGCCCAGCTTGCGGGCGAATCGCTCGTTGTAGCCCGTCACCAGCACCCGCAGGGTCGGCCGCTGCAGGAGCCGGAACACCGGGTAGCGGATCGTCGCCGTCTCGCTCTTGGCGTGCCTCGGCGGCATGAAGAGAGCCAGACGGTCGATCTCGCCGCGCGTCACCGCGTCGAGCTTCGCGCACATCGCGGCGATGTGGGGCGGCACCGTCCAGCCGGGCTGGAGAGTACGTTCGTACCAGACCCGGAACGTCTCCGGGTCGAATCCGCCCGCCGCACCGATCAGCCCGGCGGCCAGACCCTCAACCAACGAGGAGAAGCAGCTCTTCCCCGACGCGCCGTTTTGCGTCCGGATCGGTGACACACCTGTTGATCGCATCGAGCACCGCAGCCATCACAGCTTGCATCTGCTTGGCCGTGACCGCCGTTTCTTCGGCGTAGAGGCGTTGCAATTCCACCTTCCGCACCGGGACCGACTCCTGGATCAGTGCGCGGATGTCGGCCTCGGCCTTGGCCTGGCCCAGACCGTTCTCGAGGATGCTTCCCAGCAGCCCGAGCGAGGACATCGTTTTGTCGGCGTCACCGTCGTTCATTGCGCCCCGCGCCTCGCGGTAGGCGTCGAGGGCCTGGCCCCAGAGTTCGGCTTGAGATTCCTTGCCCAGCTTGTCGAGCCGCTCGCAGAGCAGCGTTTCGAGCAGGGCGAGATGTTCTTGGGCTTTGAGCAGACCGGGGTCTTCGAGCAGCTTCGAGTATTTCTCGGCCAGCCGCAAGACCATGTGCTTGCTGTACCGGCCGTGGATGATCGGTCGCCCGCCCCGCGCGCCGTGGAACCGGCAGACCGTGAAACCGGGCGTCGCGTGGTTCTTGCACCGCTCGCCGGACTGCTTCGATTTAGCCGTGCATCGGGCCACGTCAGCGCCCCGCGAAGATGTCGAGCGAGAACCCGACGAACACGCCCACGCGCGGCTTCTCGCCGTCGTAGACGCCGATCGCGGGACCCGCGTGGACCCAGAGGTTGCGGGCCAAAGCCCGCTTGTAGACAAGAGCCCCGCCGCCGCCGAAACGGCCCGTCGGGTCGCCCCAGACCACGGGCTGCAGGTCGAAACCCTTCACGCCCAATACGTCCTTGATCGCCCATCGCTGCTCGTCGAAGAACAACATCTCCGACCAGCCGTCGCGGCTGTCCCAGAGGTAGCTCGCCTTGACCTGCGGGGTCTGGGCCGAGGCCATAGACGCGGCCAGAATGCCCAGAGCGATCAGGCAGCCTCTGGTCACAGGGACACCTCGTCGCCGGTCGCTGCGCCGATGCCGAACGCGCCGAGCGCGCCCATGAGGGCCCCGGTCGCCCAGCGGTCGAGGGCGAGGCCCCAGTCGAACGTGCCGCCGCTCTTGCGCCAAGCGCGCACGTCCACAATGGCGGCTGCGAGAAAACCGCTCGCCGCGCCTCCGATCAGTTTGGCTAGGAATGGATGGGTCATTGATTGCCTCTCGGTCGGTACATCTGTTTCAGGTCGGCCACGTCCGCGCGCAGGTTCAACACCTCGGTCTCGATGCGGGCCACGCTGATCGCCATCGCCTGGTTCTGGGCGCCGACGTTGTCGAGGTAGTTCTCGCGCTGGTGGACCTGGTTCTCGGTGCTGGCCTGACGGTTGCGGAGGTCGCTCCAAGCCGTGACAGCCGACGCGGTGATGATCGCCACCGCCACCATGTGCGCCAGCGCCCACTTCCCGAACCGAGCCAGCAGACGCCGCTCGGTCTCCGCGATGTAGGTCTCGATGTCTTGGGTTTCCTGCTCGCTCATAGCGCCTCTCCTGCCCGCCGAAACCATTCCGACGGCAGCTGAATCCTGTGCATCACCGCGCCCACCGGACGCCAGTTCTCGGTCGTGTTCGGCGTCAAACGCGCCTCGCCCGGCCGCCCCGACCGCGACCCGCGCCGGATCAGAGCGTTCCCGTTTCGCGAGCCGTCCGAGTTCGAATTCCCCTCGATGGTCCGCAGCGAGCGGCCGTCGTGGCTCACGCCGACGACGATCCCGATGTGGCCCTGGCCTCCGCCCGGCCAGACGTAGTTCCCTTTCAGGGCCGAGTTCCAGACGAACAGATCGCCTTTCTTGACCTGGCCCTTGAAGTCGCGCCGCAGCCGCTTGCTTCGGAACGCCCACTCGGCCCAGCTGTAGGTGCTGGCCGGATTCGAGGGCAGTTCTCGGCGGGGCACTCCCGCGGCGAGCAGACAACTCGCCACGAACGCGGCGCACCACGGCGCGGGCGTCGAAATCCCGCAGTCGGCCAGAAACCGGGCGATGTAGCCGCGCGAGTCGCGGTTGCTCCCGGCGTCCTCGGTCACGTCCTCGAGGTGCAGCAGGTCGGCGATCTCGTAGAAGCGCAGACCTGCGAGCCGTTCGGGCTGGTCGAGGATCGACATGGCGGTTCTCCGGCGGGCCGGGCTCTGATTCATGCGCCGTCCCCCGGCTCGGGCTGCTCGGCGCGGCGGGTCAAACCGTTCGAGGGCCGCAGGATGCGGTGCGGGTCCACAGAGGATTGGAGTACGGACCACCGGGCGGCAGGACACCGGTTCTCCCGGGCCAACACAACGCCACGGCCCGCTGGAGCCGCCTGAAACCAAAAGCGACGGGCCGAGGTCTCCGGGAGGAACTTGGCAAAAGAACCCAGAGATGGCCCGCCGCGATTTTGGCTGGGGTGGTATGCGTCCGGCTCCGCGCGCAACGCGAGAGCCTACGGTCCCGATTCTACGCGCCGAACCTGAGCCTGTCAATTTTAGGCTAAATTATTTTCGGACTTTTTCACGGGAACCGCTCCTGGCCCAGCCTGACGAACGCCTCCATCAGCCGCCATAGCGCCTGGGAGTCGGTCGCCCTCACCACGCGCCCCGACCCGTGGACGAACTGGCGGGAGAGGCACCGCTTGACCTCCTCGGCCAGCGGAACGCTGCCGCCGGCAGAATCCAGCGCCGTCTGCTCGACGCCCATGAACGGGTAGGCGATGGCCGGGAACGGCTCGCGGGGGCGGGTCGAGCCACCCGGCAGATACTTCCGGTAGACCAGCGTCCGCCGACCGTCCACCTCGACCCAGACCTCGTCGTCCTCGACGTGGTGAGTCGGCCACAGGGCTCCCCCGGACTTCGGCGAACGTCGCCACCGCACGACCTGAGCCCAGCACCTGCAAGCCCGGTACAGGCCGTCGCGGCTCGGGTGTTGCCACCAGTGCCAGCTGAACACTTCCGGGCGTCCAGGCTTCTCGCGCTTTTCGATGTACTCGACCTGATCCATGCGAATTCCAGCCATTCGATAAGGTTCCCTAAGCATTTTCTCCAAGTTCGTACCGTTGGGTCTGCTGATCGACCCTGAGCGGGATCGCGCCCGACAATCCGAACCGGTTCTTGGCGACGACCACCTTGCCGTAGGGCGAGAGCTTGCCGTCGTCGCCGGTCTCGCGCTCGATCCTCAGCACCATCGCGGCCCGCTCCTCGAACACGCGGGCGCCCTTGCTCTGCCAGCGACCGTTCGCGGCGAGGGTGAGCTGCGAGGCGAGGACGTAGGGGCAGCCGAGGCGCTTGGCCGTGTAGCGCACGACGCGGCTGACGTGGGTCATCTGGTCGTAGTCCGAGCGCAGGTCCTTCGAGGTCGTGGTCTCCTGGGCGTAGTCGTGGAACACCGCCGTCCACGGTCGGCGCTGGTGCTCGCCGAGCAACCAGGCCGAGACGCTCTCGACCGTGCCCGCGCCCTCCTGCTCCTGGGGGTCGTAGACGACCATGTCCCAGAGCTTGAAGCTGTCCAGGGCCCGCGACCACTTGTCGAACTTTTCGAGGTCGTGGGGAGGGCTCCAGAAGCCGCTCATCTGCTTCATCATCCGCCGCTTGAGGTCTTCCCGGTCGAGGTCCGCGAGGCTGATGTACGCGATCCGGTCGGCCCCGTTGTGCAGCATCCGCCTCGCCATGTCGGTCATGAACATCGACTTTCCGACGCCGGTGTTGGCGCAGACGAGAGTCACCTGGCCGCAAGCCAGACCGGGCTTGGCCGAGAGCGAATCCAGCGCATCGTAGCCCGATGACACGGTGCGCTGGTCCCGGTCGAGCGAGATGTCCGCCATGTCGAACGCGAACCGGTCGGGCAGCGTCGCGCTTTTCGCCACGTCGAGCACTTGGCCCAGGACGGCTGCGGGTTCGGCCCCCGCGTCGAGCTGCTGGGCGAGGCCCTTCAGGCCCGCCTTGATCTCCCTGCGGCAGTAGCACTCGCGCACCGTCGCGGCGTAGTGCCAGGCGTTCGCAGGACTGGGCACCATCTCGGCGACCTGGTACAGGTAGTCCAACCCGCCGACGTCGGAGAGTCCGTTCGGCCCGAGGTGGTGCCTCAAGGTCACCAGGTCCACCGGAGCGCCCTTGGCGTGCAGTTCGCCGATGGCCCGCCACCACTCCTGGTGCGCCGGCCGCCAGAACATCTCCGGCGAGAGCGCGGCCAGCAGACCCGAGAGCTGCGTCCCGGTGGTCAGGATCGCCGAGCCGATGGCGCACTGCTCGGACTCCAGGCTCACCAGCGCCGGGTTGTCGCTCATTCGCCGAGAAGGGCCCTCGCTTCGGCCACGGTCGTGAACCGCCTCGGCGATTCGCCGGGCTCCAGGGTGCTTCTAGGCCGCTCTCGGTCCGGATGGAGGCTAACCCAGCCCTTGGCCAGAGCCTCCCGGATCGCCTCTCCCGCCACGTCTGGCCCCAGCGGTTCGAGTTCGGCGAGCTTGGAGGTCTGGAGCGGCTTGCCCCAGGGTTTGCCCTGGGCCTCGAGGTGTTCCAGCCACCGCCGCGAGGAATCGGGCGCGGGCGTGATCTTGGCCGTCGTTCTGGCGTGGGTCCTGATCGTCTGCGTCCTGGCATGGGCGCTGGGCAGGGCTCTCGAGCCCCGACTTTCGCACCGTTCCTACTCCTCGACAACCCTCGAAGCCCCCGTCGGCGCATCGGCGGGGGTTCTTCTCTAGGAGCGGATGTCCCCCATGAAACTCATCAGACTCAACATCGAAAACTTCAAGGGCGTCCGCGCCCTGACCGTCGAGCCGCTCGGCGAGAACCTGAACGTGTTCGGCGACAACGGCACGGGCAAGACCACCGTGGCCGACGCCCTGTTCTGGCTCCTGTTCGGCAAGGACTCCCTGAACCGCGCCGACTTCGAGATCAAGACGCTCGTTGACGGCCAGCCCGTCCCCGGGCTCTCCCACTCGGTGGAGGGCGCATTCGACGTCGGCGAGCGCATCACGCTCAAGCGGGCGTACCGGGAGGTCTGGGAGACGAGGCGCGGCTCGGTGGACAAGACGTTCGCGGGCCACACCACGGACTACTGGATCAACTCGGTCCCCGTGCAGAAGAAGGAGTTCGACGCCCGGATCGCCTCGATCTGCGACGAGAAGACGTTCAGGCTGCTCACCGATCCCAACCATTTCTGCTCGGTCATGCCGTGGCAGGATCGGCGCAAGGCTTTGCTCGCCCTGGTCGGCGAGGTGTCCGACGCCGACGTGATCGCGAGCAACCCAGCGCTCGCCGACCTGCCCGGAGTGTTGGAGGGTCGAACGGTCGAGAACCACCGCAAGGTTTTGGCGGCCCGCAAGCGGGAGGTGAACGACGAACTCAAGGCTCTCCCGTCTCGCATCGACGAGGCGACACGCGCCATCCCCGGCGCGGCGAAGCCCGACCCGGCGGCGCTGGAAGCGGCCCGCGCCGAACTCGCGGCTCTTCAGGAGCGCAAAGCCGAGGCATCGGCCGGCGGCGAAGCGGCACGACTCTCGATCGAACTGCGCGAGGCCGAGAACGAATTGTCTGGCATCGCCGCCGAGACCGAGCGGAAGAACCGCGAGGCCGAGGAATCCGCATTGGCAGGTTATCGCCGCGCGGAGCGGGAAAAAGCCGACCTGGCGGCTTCGCTCGAAAGTCTGCTGCGGAGGATCAAGTCCACCGACGTGGAGTTGGAGCGCAGGGAATCGGAACTGAAGAGAGCCTACGCGGAGTACGACCGCGAGAAGGCGTTGCAGTTCAGCGGCGACTTGGTCTGCCCCGCTTGCTCCCAGGCGCTCCCCGAAGAGCGGGTCGAGGACGCCAAGGCCAAGTTCAACGAGTCTCGGGCCAAGCGGCTGTCGCTGATGGTCGAGAGCGGCAAGGCTCTGAAAGTGCAGGTCGAGGAACTCAAGAAGGTTCTCGCCGACATGGAGGCCCAGCGGCTTGAACTGAAGGTGCAGATCGACGCCAAGGACGCCGAACTGGCCAACCGCCCCGAAAGTCCCCTGAAGTCCGCCGCATCGGACCACCCGAAGCACGCCGAACTGCTCGACCGGTGCGCGGCGCTGGAGGACCGCCAGCGCCTTCTTCGGGCAGATTGGGCACAAGCGATGGCCGCGATCGACGGTTCGATCCGAGAGACTCAGTCCCGCATCCAGACCCTCGAACGCGCCGAGGCCGACCACGCGACGGCCGAGCGGCTGCAAGGCCGCATCCTCGAACTGAAAGCCCAGCAGAAGGCGCTGGGCGCCGAAGCCGAGCGCATCGAAGGCGAGTTGTTCCTGACCGAGGAGTTCGTGCGGACGCAGGTCTCGCTGGTGACCGACCGCATCAACGAGCGGTTCCGGCTGGCCCGGTTCAAATTGTTCGACGTTCAAGTGAACGGCGCGATCGCCGAGTGCTGCGAAGCGACCGTGAACGGCGTTCCCTACGGGTCGCTCAACCACGGTTCGCGGCTGAACGTCGGGCTCGACTGCATCGACGCCTTGGCAGAGGCGCACGGGTTCGCCCCGTTCGTCGTCATCGACAACGCCGAGAGCGTGACTCAGATTCTCCCCACCAAGGGCCAGCAGATCAGGCTGGTCGTGTCCGCCGCCGACCCCGAACTCCGGTTCCAGGTCGCTCGGCAGGAGGCATTCTCGCTATGAGTACAACCCTACAGAAAACCCAACCTCAAGCCCCCTCGAACCCGACGACGGCCGTCCAGCAGATGGTGCAACGGTTCGTCGCCGCTGGAACCCTGCGCTTGCCGCCCAACTACTCCCCCGAGAACGCTCTGAAGAGCGCTTGGCTGGTCCTTCAGGAGACGACCGACAAGGAGCGTCGGCCCGTGCTGGAATCCTGCACCCGCGAATCGCTGACCAGCGCCCTCCTTGACACCGTCGTGCAGGGGCTGAACCCCGGCAAGAAGCAATGTTATTACATCGCCTACGGCAAGAAGTTGATCTGCCAGCGCAGCTACTTCGGGGACATCGCCCTGGTCGAGCGCATCAACCCATCGATCCAGCTCTACTACGACGTGGTGTACGAGGGCGAAGCCTTCTCGATCGGCAAGATGTTCTCGGCCCGCTCTGGTTTGATCACGACGGTCACGAAGCACGAACAGTCGCTGCCACGGTCGGGTGCGATCGTCGGCGCGTACTGCGGGGCCGTGGACACATCGACCGGCGAGAACCTCGGTGTGATCGTGATGGACATGGACCAGATCAAGAAGAGCTGGAACCAGGGCCAGACCAAGGGCCAGTCCGACGCGCACAAGAACTTCCCCGACCAGATGGCGCTCAGGACGGTGATCCGCCGATACTGCAAGCCGCTCATCAACTCGGCCTCGGACGAGATGCTCTTGGAGAGCGTCCGGCGCTCCGACGAGGACGCGATCGAGGCCCAGGCGGAGGAGGAAGCCCGCACCCACGCCAACGGCGAGGTGCTGTCGCTCCCGGCAGAATCGGTCGCCGCGATCCCCGAACCGGAGCCCGAACCCGCGAAAGCCGCTGAACCTGTGACCCCTGCCCCGGCCAACGACGACGAGTACGACCCATTCAAGGTTGACTGATGATCGACTTCCGACCGCTCGCTTCATCCTCCTCAGGCTGCGCCTACCACCTCAGCGGTGGGGGTGCGGCCGCTCCCCTGCTCGTCGAGTGCGGCATTCCGTTCAAGCAACTCCAGCGGGCGCTCGCGTTCAAGGTCTCGGAACTGGCCGGGTGTCTGGTCAGCCACGCCCATGGCGACCACTCGATGTGCGCGATGGAGCTTCGGGGTCGAGGCGTTGAGGTCAGGGCTTCGCTGGAAACGTGGGACGCGCTTGGGTTGAAGTCGAACGACTGCGCCCACTTCCTGCATCCCCGCTCCGAGTCGCAGGTCGGCGACTGGCGGGTGCTTCCGTTCGAGGCCGTCCACGACTGCCCCGGAACGCTGGGGTTCGTCATCGGCGCGCCGTCGGGCGAGCGGCTCCTCTACCTGACCGACTCGATGTACTCGCCCTTCCGCTTCGACGGATTGACCCATCTGGCCGTCGAGTGCAACTACTCCAGCGAGATCATCAGGGAGCGCACCAGAGAGGGCACGGTCCATCGGGAGAGGTACGCCCGGACGGTGAGGACGCACATGAGCATCGAGAGGTTGGAGGAGATGTTGAAAGCCAACGACCTCTCGAAGGTCGAGCGCATCTGGCTCCTGCATCTGTCCGACGCGAACTCGGACGAGAACGAGTTCAAGTCGCGCATCGAACGGCTGACCGGCATCCCGACGACCATCGCTCCCGCATGGGGCGAGCTGTGCGAGGCGCGGCGATGAAGTTCAGGCTCCAACTTGCCCGCGACGTCCGGTGGACCAGTAGTTACGACTTGACGATCAAGTCCGCAAACGTCGGCCAGATCACCAAGACGACATTCCACAAGCATTGGCGCAAGACCCCGTGGTTCGCATGGAACCGCCTCACGGCTTGCACGGTTGGCCGCTACCGCACCATGAAGGAAGCCCGCGCCGCTCTCGAAGCGGACGTATGCCAGACCATCGTTAGGCTGGCGAAGGAGATGGAAAGCAATGGCTAGAGTGAACAAGTGCCGCATCTGCGGTTCGACCGGCCCCGAGTCTGGTTGGGCTGGAACCAACCACAGTCTCTGCAACGACTGCATCCCCGTAGTGCAAGCTGAGCGGAGGGCGCGACAGGAGGCCCGAATCAATCCGACCAGCGCAGGGTCGCTCATGGCCGCCGCTCTCTGGGCGGCTGTCCTTCCTACCGCCAAGGAGAAGATGAATGGCTGAGATCAGCACGAATGGCTTAGGTAGAACAGGCACTCCCCTGGTGGCGCGCCCGTTGGAACAGCATCCACAAAGAACCAGGCACCCGCTTCGAGGACAATCCACTAGTGTATCGCATCGAGTTCAGGGTGGTGAAGTCATGACGTGGCAAGGCATGAGCATCAGAATGATTGATAACAGGGACTCGATCAGATACGTTGTAGTACGGGTCGGGCCGGGAGTCAGAGCCACTATGTCCGACGTGTTGCTAAACAGCACGGGCGACGATCTCTTGCGCTTCGATACATTTCGGCGGGCGCAAGAGTGGCTGGATGACAGGCAACGACATCGTTGCCTATTCGATGAACACTTCGAGGCGATCCGATGACGTGGCAAGAGCAGGCGGAGTACGTCCTGGGAGAAATCCAGTACGCCCTAGACAATCCGGGGCATCTCAACGAGGACATAGCAACCTACGTTAGGGCATCAGCCGAGCGCATCGCGTTCTTGGAGAAGGCCCTTGCTCAGGCGATGGAGACGAACCTGCAACTCCAGGTGATCGAGGCCCCTTGCATCCTGGACGGCGTCAGCCGCAACCACATCGGGAGAGAATGCATCGTGTTCGGTGGCTACTACCCCGGCGAAGTGCTGGGGCTGGCTGCCGAGTACCCCGAACTCTCACAGTACCTGCGGGAGCGGGCAGACAAGGAAACGACATGAGCGAGATCAACACCGAAACCCCTGGCTACACCCTCGCCGAACTTCTGGCCGACGTGCTTGACGCTTACAACATCTCGGCTCAGGCGGCGCGTATCGCCGATGCGCTGATGAGTGCCATGAACACTCCCGGAGGGACTCTTGGGCTTGATGACCATATCGTGGACGCCCAAGAAATGGTCGGGGAGGATCAGAAGTGAGCGACTACCCACGCTGGATTTGCATGGCCTGCGGCGGGCTGCACGGGCGCAAGCTAGGCTCCATCGTCCCCGGACTGTCGCTCTCCACCTACCACGACGGCGACCCAGCCGACCCCACAGACCGCTGCGGGTGGTGCGGAACGACCGAGAACCTCACCCAGCCGAGAGACTACGGCTACCCGCCAAAGCCCGTTACATTTTCCCAGCCCGTTGAACCGGGCTCGAACCAACAAAACGAGGAACAGAACCCATGAAAGACCAACTCAACGCCGAGATCAAACGCTTCGCAAGCCTGTGCGCCAAGGTGCGCCCGGACTGGGCCGTGGAGGTTTCGTACCCGGACGATGAGGAAGGCTGTCCCCTCGCCATTGCCCATTGCTTCTGCTACGACACCTACTCCCGTGACGACTGCGCCGCGTTCGTGTTCTGGTTGCTGAATGAGTTCCCCGAGGTCGATCTGCGGATTCACCGACGCACCGCCACTATCGGCGTCGGAGACTTGCTTGTATGCGACTGGCGATTCGGTGACAAGGCGCAACACCACGTTGCCTTGAAGCAGGTGCTGGTGGCCGTCAACATGATCTTGGAAGCGGAGGCGAAGAGCGAATGACACCGGAGATCGCGTGGCGACAGAAGTACGAGGCCGAACTCCACCGCAATACGGCCTACTTGCTCACCGAGCAACGATTGAGGAAGGAACTCGAACAGGCGAATGCGATCATCGCACGGCTGGCTAAAGGAATGACGCTGAACCTGTTGGGACGCGATACGTTCGCCAATGGCACCAGATACAGCGAGGGCACCGTCGTCATCCAACGCGGTACTCAAGTCGTGTGTCGGGCGGACGAGTGGCTGGAACTCGCCGCCTGGATTGAAAGGAGAAACGAGGCGCAGAACCCATGACAGCCGAGCAAGCCGCCGAGATCGTCAACAAGTCCAAGACCCATGGATGCACGCCGTGCTTCATGAACGGAGAACATCTGTGGTGGGTATACGACAACCACGACTGCGACGAAATCCTAGACTCCGAGCAACTCATCGCGTTCGCGAAGGGTCTGGAGGTGAAGGAAAGCGGATGACCGAGCGGCGCATCTGGCCCGAGTCCCTGACGGTCCGCACGGCGGGCGAGTACCTCGACTGCTCGGCGGCCACGGTGCGCCAACTGGTGCAGGAAGGCTCGCTCAGGTGCCACACGCTCACCAAGGGCGGCGACTTGAGGATCAGCAGGGCCGAACTCGACCGATTCATCGCCACACGCCAGATGGTCGGCGTGGAGAGGAAGCGATGACCGATTGGCGGATCATCCAAGGCGACTGTCTTGAGGTCTTGCGCGGCATGGAAGCCGAGTCGGTGAACTGCGTGGTCACAAGCCCGCCCTACTACGGGCTCAGGAATTACGGGGTGGACGGGCAGATCGGGTTGGAACCGTCTCTTCCCGACTACATAGCCACGATGGTCGAAGTGTTTCGTGAGGTCAAGCGTGTCCTCCGCAAGGACGGCACCCTGTGGCTGAACTTGGGGGATTCGTATGCGTCCTCGTGGCCATGCAACCGCCGCAACCAAGTAGGGAACGGGTCTCTTGACAGCGGAAAGCGGGCAGACCGTCCGCCTCGCCTTGCAGGGTTGAAGGAGAAGGACCTGATCGGCGTCCCTTGGCGGGTCGCGTTCGCGCTTCAAGACGACGGTTGGTATCTGCGCTCGGACATCGTTTGGGCCAAGCCCAACCCCATGCCCGAGAGCGTCCAAGATCGCCCAACCCGCGCCCACGAGTACGTTTTTCTGATGACCAAGAGCCCGAAGTACTGGTACGACGCAGAAGCCATTCGCACCCCGTCGAACGGGTTTTCCAAGATGCCGGACGGTTGGGACACGGGCGCGGGGGCGCATGGGGCGTACCATCGCAACGGGAGAGAGAAGGGGCGCAAGACCGACAGGCAACGCGGCCACTCGCAACGCCATGCCGGGTTCAACGACAGATGGGACCTCATGAGCGTGGCCGAGCAATGTTCGATGGGCGCGAACGCCCGAACCGTCTGGAACATCGCCACACGGGGTTACGCGGGTGCCCACTTCGCCACGTTCCCGCCCGAACTGCCGCGCCGTTGCATCCTCGCCGGGTGTCCGGCGGGTGGAGCCGTCTTGGACCCGTTCGCGGGATCCGGCACGACGTTGGCCGTCGCCCTCGAACTCGGCCGCAACGCGGTCGGCATCGAACTCAACCCGGAATACTGCGACCTGATCCGAGAGCGGATTCGAGGCGTCACGCCTGGGATGGTGCTGGTTTGAGTAACATAACCGCCCCATGCGCCCGAAAGGCACAGGCACCCAGCGCAAAGACGGAACGTGGCGCATCGTCGTCACCTTGACCTCCGAGACGGGAGTCAGGCGCAAGGTCTACGTCGAGGCGCCCACCCAAAGAGAGGTCCAGCGCAAAGCGGCCAAGGTGGTCCGCGACCACAACCTCGGCAAGCCCCGAGACTCCATGACCTTGGAGGCGTTCCTCCGCATGGCCCTCGAACGACGCTTCGAACCGCGCTGCGCCGAAAAGACCGTCATCCACTACCGTTCGCTGCTCGAGCGCTGGATCGCGCCCACCATCGGGATGGTCCCGCTCGACGCCCTCAAGCCCGCGCACGTCGAGGACGCGATGCAAGCCGCCGCGCACCAAGGCAAAGAACGCACGGCCAACATGGTGCGCCAGTTCCTACGCGCCGCCCTGACGTGGGGCATGAAGATGGACGTGGTGGAACGCAACGTCGCTGCCCTCGCCGACCCCGTGAAGGAGAACCCCCGGCAGCGCGAGATGATGCTGAGGTCCGATCTGGCGTTGGTCCTGGCCGCCGAGACCAACCGCGTCAGGCGCGCCTATTGGACGTTTCTGGCCGAGACGGGATTGAGGCCGGGGGAAGCCGCCCGCATGGAGTGGCGCGAGCTGCGGGAGATCGAGGGGGAATGGTGGCTGACCTTGGAGCGGTCCAAGACGGCCGCAGGGCGAAAGCCGATCCCGGTGGACCGGGACTTGGTGGCGATGCTGCGGGAGATCCGGATGGAGGGGTGCCCCTTGGTGTTCCCCAGCCCCCATTGCAACCCCCACAACGCGGGCAACCTGTCGCGGGCGTGGTACGAGGCGATAGACAGGGCCAACGAGAGCCTGCCGCCGAACCGCCAGATCCCGCGCACCAACCTCTACCAGCTACGCAAACTCTTCGCCCGAGAGGTGGCCGTCCACGCGCCCGATTACGTCCTGAAAGCGCTCATGAGACACACCGACGCGGCCACGACGAAGCGTTACTACCTCGACGCGGAACGCGCCCAGATGATCGAGGCGATCAGGCGCAAGAAGGGTGGAAGTGGGGGGACGCCATGA